GAATATTATCTATTCAATGAAAAAGGAGTAATCAACTCTACATCCGGTGGTATTAAAATTGCACCAGATACAATTGCTTATTGTCCGTCAGGATTAATTGACCAAACTAAAAATATGGTCTTATCTTATATGCACAAAGCAATTAAGCCTGTCAATCAATTAAGAATGATTGAAGACGCAACTGTTATTTACAGAATTGCTAGGGCACCTGAAAGAAGAATATTTAAGATTGATGTAGGTAATTTGCCTAAAGTAAAAGCTGAACAATACTTACGAGATGTTATGGCAAGATATAGAAATAAACTTGTTTATGACGCCTCAACAGGAGAAATCAGAGATGACAGAAACTATATGTCAATGTTGGAAGATTTTTGGTTACCGAGCAGAGAAGGTGGAAGAGGTACTGATATTACTACTTTGCCTGGCGGTCAAAATCTAGGAGAAATTAACGATATTGAATACTTTAGAAGTAAACTTTATCGTTCTTTAAATGTACCAGTTAGTAGATTAGAAAGTAATTCTGGTTTTAATATGGGTAGAGCCTCAGAAATTACTAGAGATGAACTTAAATTTACAAAATTTGTACAAAGATTAAGAAAGAAATTCACAGAATTATTTAATGATATTTTAAGAACACAATTAATTCTTAAAGGTATTATTAATGAAGAAGATTGGCAATCTGTAAGAGAAAGTATTACATATGACTTCTTACAAGACGGTCACTTTGCAGAATTAAAACATACTGAAATGATGAGAGAGCGATTAGCTTTAGCAAATGAAATGCGTGATTATATTGGTAAGTTTTATTCAGTAGAATATGTGAGAAAAAACATTCTGAAACAAAACGAAAGAGAGATTGAAGATATTGATAATCAAATCAAAAAAGAAATTGATGATGGTATTATATCTGCTCCGACCGCTGATGTTACAGATACAACTTTATAGGAGATAAATTATGTCAGAAAATACAAAAGCATTTATTGACAATTTGGAAGCTGGCAACAATGCAGACGCCGGCGAAGCATTTAAAAGTGCATTAAGAGATAAAATGGGTGACGCCTTGGACGCTAAAAGACAAGAGTTAGCGGCTAATTTGTTTAATGGAAAAGTTGAGGCACAACCAATTAGTGACCCTAAACCAGAAATTGCTGAACCAGGTACATTTACACAAGATGGCCAAGTACAGACAAGTGCTGATATGGCAAATGACGGTAAAGCTGAGATAGAGATTGCAGGTAATGGCGAAACTGAAGCTCAGTAATATTGTTGAAAGAGATTTATATATCGACTCGGATTCTTTTAGGTCTTTAAGTCCAAAAATGAAAGACGCAGTAAAAGAAATCTTTGAAAATATTAAAGATAATACAGACGATATAATTAAAACTTTTGAAGGCGCTGTAGATAAGGTCGCCGAACATTATAATATTAACACAAAAACTCTTTACGATTATTTTGATAGAGAGTTAGAAGAACAATTAGGAGAATAAAATGGCACAGACTTTTATAGTTAAAGGAGATGTCGTTACTAATCCAAGCGCTAATACATTTGGTAATGCTCACTTCGTTAGAATAACTGCTACAGGTGATGTTACAGGAACAGTATTAGATACAGATGACACACAATTAGGTCAATTCTACTTGGAAGATGGCGATACAGTAATTATAGAAAAAGGCACTACTGACAAGATTACTTGCGGAACTTCAAAAGCAAGTGCTGTTGGTTCGCCAAGAGGTTAATAAGTGACTATATCAACAACACAGTTAGTAGATGATAACTTTAAAATTATTATAAACTCTAATGGTGTTGGTGGTGAGTTTCAACAAAAGCTTGTTGATGTTGTAAATAGTAAAGACGCAACAAGTGAACCAAAAGTTTCAATTGCAAATATGCAGTATGAGATTTTAGGTACAGGTAATGTGACAGTCTTTTTTAAGAATGACACATCTAAAAAAGTAATTATATCTGGTAGAGGTAATTATGGACTTAAACCAGATGAGGTAAAAGTTAAAGACGCAATAGGCGATATATTTTTAAATAGTGATGACACAGTTACAAAGTATAATTTGGTAATTGAATGTCATAAAGAAGCGGGATACAAGTAATGGCAGATATAGTAACAACACAAACAATCGCAGATACAACTGGAGTTAAGTTTGTAGTCAAGTTGACAAACAGCTCAGATGGTACTGGCGAAACATTAGTTAAAAAGGTTGACGCTTCAGAGCTAACTTTTATGAGTGAAGACGGCAATCGAAAAATTAGTAAGATATGGTATTCTATTAATACTGCTAATAATAAGTCAGCAGTAGAATTGATTTGGGACGGAACAACAAATGCAACAGCATTATCATTGTCAGGAAATGGTTATTGGGATTTAAGACCAGCTGGTAATGAGATACCAAACAACGCAACAGTACCAACAGGAGATGTACTATTATCAACGAAAAACTTTGCAAACGGTGATAATTACACGATTATTGTAGAGTTTAGGTAAAAAACCTTATAAATAGTTAGTACAAAGAGAGAACATATGAAACTAATATCGGAAGAAATTCAAAACGCAGAGTATCTTGTAGAAGAAACTGGCGGAAAAAAATCATATAAAATTAAAGGTATCTTTCTTCAATCAGATTTGAAGAACAGAAATGGAAGAGTGTATCCAAAACAAATTTTGGAACAGGAAGTGGCAAGATACAATAGAGAATTCATCAACAAGAAAAGAGCCTTTGGCGAGTTAGGACATCCAGACGGTCCAACTGTAAATTTAGAGAGAGTATCACACATGATTACATCTCTAACTCCAGATGGTGCTAATTTTATTGGTGAGGCAAAAATTATGGACACACCATACGGTAAGATTGTAAAAGGTCTTATAGATGAGGGCGCTCAATTGGGCGTTTCAAGTCGTGGTATGGGGTCAATAATTCAGCGTAACGGTGCAAACTATGTAAAAGATGACTTTTACCTTGCAACGGCGGCTGACATTGTTGCAGACCCAAGCGCTCCAGACGCTTTCGTAGAAGGAATTATGGAGAGTAAAGAGTGGGTATGGGACAATGGTAAACTTGTGGAAAGGGATATCGAAGCCTGGAAACAACAAATAAGAGAAGCGAAACAGAGAAAATTAGACGAAGTTAAGCTAAATGTCTTTGAATCGTTTCTTAAAAAACTTTAGTTTTATAAATATAATTGTACAAAAAACGAGAGTTTTTTAATTAATTAAAAAATAGAGGAGATTTCTCAAATGGCCGAAACAGAAACAAAGATTGAGGCGTTGGAAAAAGAAGTGACTGAAGCGAGTGCTAACCCACAAGCTGACGCTCCGAAAAAGAATGCTGTAGCGGCTGAACCTACTCACCTTAGCAATGAGGCAGAGGATTTAGGAACAGCGGTAACAAAACCTACAGATTCTAATCCTGACGCAACAAAAAAAGTTAAGCCAGTTTCAGGCGATGCTCAACAAAAAAGTGCTGGTGCTGCTGACGCAATGCCAAAACTAAAAGAAGAGCAAGACGAAACTGTCGAGGAAGGTTCTGAGGAAATCAAAGAAGCGTCTAAAGACGAAGATGAGAAGAAAGAAATGGCACACGACATGGATAAGAAAAAAGACATGAAAGAACCAATGAAAGCTTCTTACAAAAAAGAAGAAACTGAAGATGAAACTATTGATGTTTCAGCTGATGTTGACGCTTTAGTCAAAGACGAAGATTTGTCCGAAGAATTTAAGTCGAAGGCTGCAACAATATTTGAAGCTGCTGTTAACTCAAAAGTTAAAGAAGCTAAAAAGAAAATGCACGCTGGATACGAAGAAAAACTTAAAGAAGAATCAGAAAAAGCAAAAAGCGAATTAGTTGAAAAAGTTGACTCTTACCTTGCATATGTAGTGGAAGAGTGGATGAAAGAAAACGAATTAGCTCTTGAGCGTGGAATTAAAGGCGAAATTGCTGAAGATTTCATTTCTGGTATGAAGAAACTTTTTGAAGAACATTATATTTCAGTCCCAGACGAAAAATATGATGTACTAGAAGACCAAGCTTCAAAGATTGAATCGTTAGAAAAGAAACTTAACGAAGAAATCGAAAAGAATGTTGAACTTAACAAAGTAAAATCAGAAAAAAACAGAGCTCTTATTGTAAAAGATATGAGCGAAGATTTAGCTGATACTGCTAAGGAGAAATTCAACAAACTTGCCGAAGAGGTTGAATATACAAATGAAGAAGATTTTGTAGCAAAGATTAAGACAATTAAAGAGTCTTATTTTGGCGCTAAGAAAGAAGCTTCATCTGACATTGATGATGTAGCGGTTGGTGAATCAACTGAAAATGTAGATTTATCAAAAAGCATGGCTGCTTATACCGCCGCTATTACTAAAACAAAAGACATTAAGTTGTCGAAATAAATCTAATAGAGGAGAGAAGAAGATATGTACTTATCTGAAACCCACGAAAAAAAATGGCAGCCAGTCCTAGAACACGCAGATTTACCAAAAATCGGTGATTCTTACAGACGAGCTGTTACTGCTACAATCTTGGAAAACCAAGAGCGTGCAATGAAAGAGGACGCTGCTTTCTTAAACGAAGCTGCTCCAACTAACTCAACTGGTGCTTCTATTTCTAATTGGGATCCAATTTTGATTTCATTAGTAAGAAGAGCTATGCCAAACCTTATCGCTTACGATATTGCTGGCGTACAACCAATGACTGGTCCAACTGGTTTAATATTTGCTATGAGAAGCAGATATGACGCACAGGACGGAACAGAAGCGTTATTTGACGAAGCTGATACAGATTTCTCTGGCAGAAACAAAGCCGGTTCATCTGTTGATGGTTTCTCATCAACTGCTCATTCAGGAACAAATCCTGAGGTTCTTAACGACTCACCTGCTGGAACATACACAACTGGTACAGCAATGACTACAGCGGCTGCTGAAGCATTAGGTGACGCAAGTGGTAATTCATTTGCTGAAATGGCATTCTCAATTGAGAAATCAACTGTGACTGCTAAGTCAAGAGCTCTTAAAGCAGAATACACTATGGAACTTGCACAAGACTTAAAAGCAATCCATGGTTTAGACGCTGAAACTGAACTTGCAAATATCTTATCTGCTGAAATCTTAGCTGAAATCAACAGAGAAGTTGTAAGAACAATTTACACAAACGCAGAAAAAGGTTCACCAGCAGGTCATGTGACTACAGCAGGTGTATTTGACCTTGATACTGACTCTAACGGCAGATGGTCTGTTGAAAGATTCAAAGGTCTTATGTTTAACCTTGAAAGAGATGCCAACAGAATCGCACAAAGAACAAGAAGAGGTAAAGGTAACATTATCATTACTTCAGCTGATGTTGCTAGTGCTTTACAAATGGCAGGTGTATTAGACTATACTCCAGCTCTTAACAACAATCTAAATGTTGATGACACAGGTAATACTTTTGCAGGTGTTCTTAACGGTAGATTTAAAGTGTACATTGATCCATATAGTGCAAACTCAGCAAGTGCTCACTACTATGTAGTTGGCTATAAAGGTACTTCACCTTATGACGCTGGTATGTTCTATTGCCCATATGTACCACTACAAATGGTAAGAGCAGTTGGTCAGGACACTTTCCAACCGAAAATCGGTTTCAAAACTAGATACGGCTTACAAGCAAACCCATTTGCTGAAGCTGGAACTGGTGATGCTGCTGTTATTAACGGTGCTGGTTCTGCTAACGCTAACAGATACTACCAAAGAACGCAAGTTGCGAACTTAATGTAATATCTGTTTATACAGAAATACGAAAAAGGGCGGTTTATCCGCCCTTTTTTTTGGCCTTCCTCCAGGTTGGATAAATAGTTTATATGAAAAAAAAGAGAAGAAATAAGAGATTGGGTAAAATGTTTATACAATATTCATGGATATTTGGTATTGCTGGTGCATTATTTTTACTTGCTTATTTCACATATCCTGACAAGAAAAACGCTTTAGAATACCTTGAAAAAAGAATAAACGATATTCAAATGCAAAGAGAAGTATTAACTGAAAAAGAAAAACAACTAGAAAAATTAGCCACGGAACAAGAGTGGAAAGAGGTCGACAATGACAATAACAAATAGTTTTGCACGACAACCAACAAGTTTAGATTATGCGTCACCAACGCAGTTTAAATTTCAAATTACAAAACTACCAAAAGTAGAATATTTTTGTACAGCAGTTAATATACCAACTGTATCAATTAGTGAAGTAAGACAACCCACACCATTTGTAGATGTACCTTTACCTGGTACAACACTTTCATATGGTGCGTTAAATATGACATTTATGGTAGATGAAAATTTAGAAAACTTCCAAGAAATACATGGTTGGTTAAGAGGTTTAGGGTTTCCAGAAAGTTATACAGAATATGCAGATGGTTTAAACGCAGGTGTTGATAGAGCACCTACAAGTCAAGGTTCTGTATCAACTGAACCTGGTAAAGTTAAGTTTGGTGCGCCTAGTCAGGCTGCTTACTTTTCAGACGCAACACTTGTAGTTTTGACTAGTAAAAACAACCCTATTAAAGAAATAAGATTTAGAGATGTATATCCAACAAATATTGGCGAATTACAATATGACCAACAGGCGACAGATGTACAGTATCTAACGGCAACAGTAACTTTTAATTATAGAGGTTATGATTTTGCAAATGCCGGCGCTTCGGCAACTACTGTAACAACTTCATAATAAACCTTTACTTTTTAAGGTTTTTATGATATAATGATATGAAATATTAATAATGGATAAATTATGGATTTAGAAAAACTACAAGAAATGGCCGACAAAGATTTGGCCATAAATGAAACTGAACTAGATTTAGAATCCCTTAAAACTCCTCAATTACATAACAAGTATATGAAACATTATACAAAGTTTAAATTGATGTTGACAAAAGCGGAAACAGATTATAGACAGCTTAAAAAAGAAAAATGGGAATATTATACTGGCAAATCAGACGCTTCAGTATATGCAGAAAAACCATTTGACTTAAAAATATTAAGAACAGATGTTGATAAGTATATTGAATCAGACGAAGACCTTATCAAAGGTAAACAAAAGATTGAATATTTAACAACTGTTGTTGATTACCTCGATAGAACAATCAGACAAATATCAAATAGAACATTTACAATAAAAAATGCCATTGATTGGCGTAGGTTTACTAGTGGTGCTGTGTAATGTTTTTAGAAAAGATTTATCATATCAAAGAAGGTATTGTACCAAAAAGTTTTTGTGATAGTATTATTGCAGAGGGTGAGTCAAAAGATATTACTGAAGCTAATATAAAAGACGGCAATAATAACAATAGAAGCTCTAAGGTGTCTTGGTTGGATAATAAAACTTTACAAACATCTTTAAGAAATCTTATTCAATTGGCAAATGATGAAAGTAATTGGAACTTTTCTTTAAAAGAATTTGAACCTTTGCAGTATTCGATTTACAATATAGGTGACCATTATGATTGGCATATTGATAGTCATAGAAAACCTTATGGAAATGGTTTGATAAGAAAGTTAAGTTTTACATTATGTTTAAATGATGATTATGAAGGTGGTGATTTTAGAATTAGTCAACCACATCCCAATCCAGATAAAGTTATAGTAGAATCGTTTAAACCAAA